GGATGGGCTGGATCCGGATACGGCGACTCTGTCGGCAGCCGATAAGCGGCGCAAGACCGACCTGGTGAATGAGCGGGTCGAGCAGGCCTGGCAGGAAGCCTGGTGGCCGGAGGTGATGCTGACGGAACAGCGGCAGTATCGCCCGACGTATGCAGCCGGGACCACCTACGCGGCAGATGATGAAGTGTTCTATGAGGATGGCGACGGGAACGAGGCGTATTACATCAGCCTGCAGGCAGCCAACACGGGGAACACGCCGGATTTTGACGACGATACGGCGTGGTGGGCGAAGGTCGGAGATGACTTTCTGAGGACGATCGATTTTGAGCAAAGCTGGGAGTCGAACGAAATCGAGGGGGTGGATACCCAGGCGTGCCTGTTCGATCGGGATCCAAGGGTGTATCCGGACACACAGCCCTTGCCGGACGTTCACCTGTATTCCGACGGGACGGATTCGTTTGTCCTGGTGCGAACGGAAAGCGCACCGCTGAAACCCTATCTGCGATTCAGGCCGCCGGCGCCGGAGTTCAGCTGGACGGCCTGGAGTGATGCGACGGCCTATGCCATTGATGACCTGGCGTACGTTGAGACCGATGGCGGCCTTACGATCGGCAAGACGTATAAGGCCCTGCAGGCGGGCACAAACAAGAACCCGGTTACCGAGACGGCCTACTGGGTTGCGGTGGATTTCCCGAAATTCCTGCTTACGTATGTGAAGCACGCGGTGAAGGCTGATCTGCTGGAGGAGGATGAGGGCCGATACAAGCAGGAAGCGAAAGCGGCCGCGGAGCTTGATCGGTTGCAGGAAGCATTGATCGACGCGCGGACCGCGCCCAGGCGCGCAGTGTTCAGGCGATAAGCCCAGGAGAGACCCATGCCACAGAAGACGATCGATCAGACCCAAGACGACGGCGGCGCGGCGCCGGTCGCGGATCCCCTGCTGACGCAGTTGAAGCAGGAGATTGAAGATATTGTGTCGCAGTCGACCGGTGGGATGTGGGATAGCCGTGTGGACAGCCAGAATACGCGGTATTGCATATGGGACGGGCAGAGCCCCGACGGCCGCAAGCATGCAAGCGCGATGGATGACGAGCCGCCCATGCCGTTCGAGGGGGCCTGTGACCAGCGCGTGCGCCTCGCGGATATGCTGGTGAATGAGGATGTGATGCTGGTGGTGCTTGCCACGCTCCGAGCCCGGCTGATTATTAAACCGATGGAGTCGACCGATCGGAAGTATGCGGGCAAGCTACAGCTGCTGCTGAACTGGATTATACGGAACGAGCTCGGGTATGAGTTCGTGCGGGAAACCATCAAGCTGGCGCAATACGTCATGGCCGACAGCCCGGCAGTGGCGCTGATGGGCGTTGTCTGGCGGAAGGAAATGGCGCTGGCGCTGGAGACCATCACCACCGAGGAGCTGGCAAACCGCTATCTGCAGGGAGTTGTGGCCGCAGTGGGCGGCGACGACGAGCAGGAGATCATGGAGTTGGCACAGGTGGCCATGGAGGAGTTTCAGGCCGCGCTGCAGGATGAGCAGTGGGGCACAGACGAAATCGCCCAGACATTGATTCAATTCTTTCCCCATCTTAAACCAGCCCGGGCGCGCAAAGTAGTTGCTGCATTGCGCAAGAGCGGGAAAGCGCAATTCCCGATGCCGTACGTCCGGAAGGACGGAATAGAATTGAGTGCAAAGCGGCTGTGGGAAGATTGGTTCGTGCCCGCCAACACAACTGAGTTTCAACGCGCTCGGACCTATTTTGAGCGTGAGTTCCTGACGAAGACCGAGGTGCGCGAGCGCCAGATCAGCGAAGGATGGAGCGACAGCTTTGTCAAGGCGCTGATCGGCGACGAGACGAGCAATGGTCAGGAATCGAGCGTGAAGTTCAAGGAGTACGAGCGGAACACGGACGGCGCGCTCCAGGAACGGGACCAGCAGAGCTACAAAGGGCTGTACGAGATCATCGTTGCCTATTTCCAGGCCACCAACGAAGACGGGATCCCGGGCCGCTATTACATCACGATGCACCATGCGATCGAGGAGGCGGCCTACGAGAAGCGGTTGCTGGACTATCCGCACGGGAAGTATCCGGCTCATGCGTTTCAACGCGAGGTGCTGGGCAAGCGGTTGCTGGATTCGCGCGGGATCCCGGAGCTCGCGGCCAGCGACCAGGACATCATCAAGCTCATGCAGGACAGCTATGGGGACAACGGGCAGCTTTCGGGCGTGCCCCCGATTGTGACCCGCGGCCGCAAGAGCATGGGTGCGCTCTACATTGAGCCGCTGGCCGAGCTCCAGGCGAAACGGGATGGTGATTACAAGTGGCTGCAGCCGCCGGCCTATCCGGCCACGGTGGTGAAGATGCTGGATACCAAGCGCCGGACTGTAAATGAGTATTTCGGGCGGGCCGATCCGGAGGGGGATCCGCAGCTGGTGCAGCTGCATCAACAGTTCAAGACGCTGTGGTGGCTCGTGAATATGGCCGAGGTCTACAAGCAGGTGATCCAGCTGGCGCAGCAGTACATGTCTGACGAGAAGCTGGCGCGGGTTACCAACCAGGCCGGCGAGCCCATGATCCGAAGCCGGGATGAGATCCAGGGGATGTTCGATATCCAGTTCAGCTTCGATCCGCGTTACATGGACGTGGAGTTTGTGGAGAAGCTGGGCAAGGTGATGAAGGACGTGCTCCTGGCGATCGACAAGGACAAGACCATCCAGACGGCCCCGGTGGTATCGGCGTTGATGTGGTGGATCATGCCTGACCTGGCCGAGGAGAGTCTGCGTGACGTGGACACCGCGAATCTGTCGGAGATGGAAGACGAGATCAAGAATTACCAGAAGATCCGCGCCGGCATCGAGCCGCCGATGGTTGATGACGGCAGCCAGAACTATCCGCTCCGCCTGCAGCTCTACCAGCGCATGGAGGAAGCAAACCCGCAGATCTATGGAGATCTGAGCGACGACAAGGTGGCAATCCTGCAGGCGCGGCTACAGCACCTGCAGGCGCAGACCGAGCAGTATGGCGAGAATGCGCAGATCGGGCGACAGGGGGCGCGGCAAGCGACGGGCCAAGCTGGCCCCGGTGGAGAATAGCCGCGAGAAGGCGCAAGAGGCATAAAAGGAGATGATGAGATGAACGTACGAGTTGTGAATCTGGTTGGAGAGCTGATGCCGGTACCGGACCGGGAGATGCAGGAGATTACGGTCAGTACCGCGGCTGTGGGGATCGGCGATCTACATGACCATACGACGCATGTGTTTGTGTCCTGGGACGGCGCAGATATCCGGCTACGGATCGATGGGAGCGCTCCGGTTGGTGGGACGAATGGGCACCTGCTGGCCGATGGTGGCGCAGATGTATGGAGCCGCCGGTTCGCACAGAAGGCTCAAGTGATCCGGAATGCGGCCGTTGATGCCACGCTGCGAGTGACGGAGATGGCGATCGGCTAGTTGGGCGAAATCCAGAAATGAGGTAATGATGAACCGCTTATGGATCACTCTTGTAATCGCAACACTGACCGCGTCAACGGCCCTGGCATGGCCGCCGTGGGGGACTGGTTCCGCTGGTTCCGCTGGTGGCGCTACAACCGCTGCCGACGTTTCCTTTGCCGGGAACGCGCTGTACGACAACCTGCAGGATGCCGTTACAGCTGCGCTCTATGCCAGCCCAAGTGTTACCCTGTCCGGTGGCAGTGTCTACGACACCGGCCATGTTGTCACGAATCTCACGTTGACGTGGACGGTCAACAAGAGCATGACGTCGAGGGAACTATCCAATGGAGCCACCTTCAGTTTTGGTGCTGGCGGCTCCGGAAGCTTCGTCGTTACCAATGCGCTCGACAGCAGCACGACCACCTATCGGCTGACCGTGGGTGACGGGACTGGGACGGACTATTCCCAGACAATCAGTTACTTCAGGGATCGCCATTATTGGGGTGAGAACGCGGCTGCCAGCGGCGTCGATCCTTTGACCGACCTCTCGGGTGGCGGCAGCGAGCTGGACACCGCGCATGGCAAGTCCTGGAGTTCCGCAGGCGGGACCACGTATCTGTGGTATTGCTATCCGAAGTCCTGGGGGC